TTACCTCTTCCATACACCTTCTAGGTGGATAGCGATGGGGATAATGGTAATGTGTACGCTCATAATGATAATGGTCGCCATACTCGACAAATGGCTCCCAGAATTCCTTCCAAGTAAGAGCCTCTGCTGCGGGTGCAACAGTTAAAGATGCGAGTAAAGCAACCAGTATTTTCATTAGTCGTTTTCAGCTAGTGATGCGAAGTAATCAAGGTCAGGACTACTAGAATTCTGACTTAACTCTTTAACTTTATCACCAAATCCACTAGGTGTGGAAGGTTGTGTGACAGTTTCTTCTGCGTACACTGCTTCTGTTTCTTCACCGTCAAATGAGCGGACTGTAGGACGAGCAGACTTATTCAACACAGTGTTGAGTCTCTCTTCTAGTTGCTCATATGATTTAAAGTTGGCAGGGTCAGTAAACTCCTTTAGAGAGTGTTGTGACTTCCAAATTTCTTCTAACTTAGCGTCATCAAATCCCCCTAGAGGAGAAGTTGGTGCGAAGTCAGACTTATCATAATTCCAATACCCACCGATGGTTTGTATCTTGATACGGAAGTCCGCACCTTTCCACATATCAAATGGGTTGATAGGTTCTTCATCCTCGAATTGAGGTTGCATAGAACTCACAATCTTATCATGAATCTTCTTGCCATACTTGTATAGGAAGACCTTTCCTTCATTATCTGGGTTGAGTTGGTCTTTAACAACATAGATGTTGCTGTAGTAGGAGAGTTTCCTCTTCTGTTTACGAGCAGTCTCTTTGTCTTGGTCTAGACCAGAATTCCAAAGGGTGCGATTCAATTCACCAACAGGGTCTTTTTGTCCCAATGTAGTGAGTGAATTCTCAATATACCAACCGCCTGCACCTTGGAATGCGTGACTCCAAACTTGTGCCCATGGTAGGTCTTCACCATCTGGCTCAGGAAGGAATCGGATTATTGCATATCCATTTCCAGACTTATCGACCCCAGGTTTCCAGAGTCTCTCATCAGGTCCTGCGCCCTTAGGTTTAGACATCTGCTCAATCTGTTTGGTAAGCTTATCAAAGCTACCAGACTTCTTCTTAAGTGATGCGAATGACATTTGTATTTCTCCGTTGTGGTTTTGTTTTTTTGTATTTGCCACCGTATTATGATGACATATTATTTAGGACTTGTCAAGTCCCTGTTTAGACTTGTTGTATATTATTACCTTATCTCCGTCATGAGTAAAAAACAATTCATCGTCTGCATCCCATAGCAACTCCTCAAACAGGTCATTAAGTCTCTCTGCATCCTCATAGAGTTGATTAGGATTCGGCATCTTGTATCTCCTTCTTCCAAGAACGTAATTTGTCTTCCATCTGTTGTAGTATTAACATGAGGTTTAATCCTCCAGAATACTGTGCAGATAAAGTATCTATCTTTTCTTTTACAAAGGTTGCTTCCTCATCGTTTTCATCTCCTGATATATTATGTGACGCAAGAGCAAGACGTGAATAAAATACTTTCTGTTTAGCAATCAACTCAAGTGTTTTATTAATGTGGTCAAGTCTTTCAGAAGGAGAAAACTCTGCCAATCCTGAGGATATTTTTAGTAGTTGTGTGTATGTTTCCTGTATGTCAGTCAACTCTTTTTGGACTACATCAGATTCAAAGAAACTTTCTTCGGAATTCATAGGTTTAAAACTGCTTTACTTGTACGTTTAATATAATTTAGTCTTGCAGCATCCCACTGTATCTTATCCTTTAAAGGTTTAGAAATTAATTTCTTTACTGTGGTGACATCTATCTCTAACTCATCACATACAGATGTGACTGCTTCAATGTAATTGACAAGACCGTTACTGTCTTTAACGAGGTTTTCAACAAGGGATGTAAACTTTCCTTGAGTCATAAATTTTTCTTCAATTTCCTTCATTTATTTAAACCCTCTGTGTAATAGCGGTAGTCTTTTATCCATTCAATGAGGGTGTTGATGTAAGGAACTTTATCATACTTCTCAACCACTTGTGTTTGCCCATCTTCGGCAACAGATATGGTGACAAGTTTGTCGACTTCTACCCCAGTCAATTCATAATACATGTATGCATACGCTGCTTCTTGCACAAAGTATTTGTCTAGGTATTTTTCTTTCTTAAGTGTGCCTGTAGTTTTAAAGTCAATTACAGCCAACTCATTATCAAACTCAGCAATGCAATCGACACGGCCAGCGAGATATAAATTCCTAGAATAAAGAGGGGCTTCAAGAACATGAATATTAGAAATCCGATTAAGAGTCTCACGACTAGCCCCAAAAAGGTACTTGGGAAGACCCTTGCTCTCCTTAATTTTCTCAGGTTCATTTCTTAAATAATATTCTACAATGGAATGATACTTCGTGCCTCGCCATGCTGCAGCACGTCTTATCTTCTCCGCTTCAGTATAACCTATTCTGTTTTCCCAGTCAAGTATTCCTTGCTTAGATTGGTGTCCTACAACAGTAGTAACACTAGGTACCCACACGTCATCTAGTTTATAGAAACGTCCATGAGTTAGAGTCTGACTTTGTAAGTCCTCTAATTCAAGAGGAGTGCCCACATAATTAAACATTAATTTAATCCCATATTAATTTTACTGATAAGATACTCCTTAACGAGACCAGACCTAACGATGTCATCAATACCAAACTCGGTGCAAGTAAAGGAAGGCATTGTCTGTATGATTTTAAGGAAGTCTAGGACTCCATTCTTTTCATTACTCTTTGCTAAATCAGATTGTGCGTAGTCTCCTGAGAAAATAATCTTAGCATTCTGACCCACACGAGTTATTATACTATCTAATTCATGAAAATTCAAGTTACTGAATTCATCTACAATAATCACACAGTTATCTAATGTAGTACCACGTATGAATGACGTTGACCAAAAAGAAATAGTCTCTTGATTCCTGAGGTTAGCATAGAGTGATTCAAATGCATTGTCATCAGGCATTTCAAACATATACTTTACCATATTCTTATAAGGAATCTGATACAGTAATGACTTATCATCATGGTCACCTGGGAGGAAACCAATCTCTCTGGTAGGCACAAGAGACCTGACCATATAAACTTTTTCATATGGTGACTCTGGAGCTAGCACTTCTTGCAATGCTAGGAAGATACTAATGAATGTTTTACCAGTACCTGCTGCACCATGTAGCACAAGGTTTTGTCCTTGAGCATAAGCATCAAAGACTAACTTTTGATTAGGTGTGAGTGGCTCAATAGTTTTGAGATGCTCGAGGTTAATTGGTTTACGTCTCTTCATCTGCTTAACAGAGTAGTGGTCGTACTTTCCGTTACCGTTACCGTTTTTCTTTTTGACAGGCATAATTTAGGTATAGCGACTCAAGTTCGCTCGTGGATGGTCTGATTGAATTTTCTGCATCACTTCTTTGAATCCATCAGTCTGTTTGGGGTCACCGTAGGTAACACCACCAGTCCCTGCAGACCAGTCTTTATCCCAGTCTGGATTCTCTTTCCTCCACTCGTCATACTTTTTCATAGACAGGTTGAGTTCTTGTTTCTCTCCTGTTTTAGTATTTATTACGGGATATGTAGGCATTTCTAAAGTCCTCTATTGTATTTGACATTTGTCGATAACCTGTACCAACATAGATTTGTCCTGCTACTACAGATACAGTAGCGACACCCCAGAAAATATAATACCATCTAGATTTAATTTGGTATCTTTTCTTGAGGGTTTTAGTTCCTAATTCAGTCATCGTGGTCGTCCCAAGGATCTGCTAACCCTTCGTTTGCAAAGAATGCTTTGTAAACTCCATAGAATATAAACAACACAACAATAACTGCAATAGAAATTGGTGCTGTAATATTTGGGTCGTAGTTAGCATGTGGTATCATAATATTTTTAGACAGGGTTGTAAGTCATTCCAGTATTCATCGTTGTCATTGCAGTTACAATCTTTATCTTCAGCACACCACCCCATTGCCTTAGCAACGATTGGAAACTGACAGATAAGATGCTCTCTGCATAGATTAGCGATGTCCATGTGTTCTTTCTGCGTGCCATTTGCTGACCGCAATTCGATGTAGTGTAACCAACTACGGACACTACCACTCATGTAAATTCTGGTTGGAGTTGCTAAAGGCAAGACCATTCTAGCACACTCTTTAGCAATTCCTTCATCTAGCATTTCACCATAGATGTGTTGTGCTTGAAAGAAATGCTCCTCTATCTTAGCATCAAATTTTGCTTTTACAATAGGGTCAATGTCATCGATACTATTCTGTCTATTTTTAGTATCTTGACGACGCAAATCGGGGACAGGAATGTCACCCAACATCCCTGCATCAGCATAGCGTTGGGAAAACTCTTGGAATGTAAAACTTCTATGTCTTAATACTTGTGCTGCTATAGCACGTGTAGTATTAATCTCAAGTGTCATAAATGCTTGCTCAAATACAGACCAATGGTTGTGCTTGATGCAATAACTTAAGAGACCTTCAACAGATGGGTTAGATTGATTGTTAGGGTTACTTACACGAGCAACATAACCCATAGTTTTTTCTGCGTCAGGTGTCACAGAAACTAAACATACTTTAGTCATGCTTAAATAAAATTCTTGCGATTGCGTAGATTCCAACTGCACCAAAATAACTTATGGTTGCAATTCCGAAAGATGGTAGTGTAATATTCCAGAGTAACATTAATAGGAATGGTTTAACAGTAAAGTCTGCGATAGCTTTAAGTGTTTGCTCTCCTAACTTTATGTTACGCTCCTTCTCTTCTTCCTTTTCAGTAAGAATTTTCTGGTCTTCTATCTCTTGTTGTGCCTTCTTACGAGGGTCAAAGAATACTTCCACTATTTTCTTTTCTTTTTCTTGTCCACTTTTTCGTTGGGGTCTTGCCATATCTTTGGATTAATTTTTCCTGCTGCCTGTGTAATCTTCTTCAATCCTTTTCCATACTTATCATAGTAAGCATCGAATATCTCAGATTGTTTATTACCCATAACGATATCATACTTAGTATGCTCATCAGGTGCAACATATTCTACAAGGTATGCAGTATAAGGAAGTTTAGGGTCTTGTGCTGCCTCAATAAGACAGTCACTTGCTAACACTTTCACTATGGTCTGCCTCTGTTACCCCATTTGATTTGTGGAAATGCTTCTTCCACAACCGCTTGGGTAATACGATACTTCTTGTGAAGTTTTTTATTAATGGCAGCAACAACTATCTCTGCTTCATCAGCATGTAGTCCTTCTAATAAAGCGATAAACATAGTTTCTATCTTCAAGGCAGGCAGATTGTCTGCTCCACCTTTGAAGTAATAGTATAACTTCTTTCCTTCTTTCTCAAGAAGAGTGTGCTCAGTCCCCTTTGGGGCTTCATTAGGTTTATAAGGCACATCTCCTGCAGGAATACGTGACACTAAAGTCTCGTCAAAATTCATGATAAACATTGAGCGTAGAGTTTGTGTACTGTTATCCTGTAGGATTTTTATTTTTTGTGCTTTAGTCTTTGCATTGTGTGCTTTGCGAAGCACTTCAGAAATCATCAGTTTCATTGTAAAAATCTAATTAAGATTCTTCTTCATCCTCTAGTGTAGCATCTTCATCCGTAAAACGCAAGTACAATAATTCAGATGGGTCTGCGTATCCATCTTCGCCTTGCATCTCAGGGTGAATAGCAACAGCAGCATAGTCTGCTTTCTCTACCCACTCATCATAAATCCCCTTAAGATTCCAAGATATTATGGCTCCTAAGAGGAATGCTCCGATGGTTAGGAAGAATGCCATGTATAAAAATTCTATTTCCTGCATGGGCTACTCCTGAGTATGTACTTTTATTTAGTAACCTTTTTTCTCCCAGGTTTTCGCTCGGCATGGTATGTCCAAGCATCATTCAAGATTGAATAAAGATAATCCTTTATCTTTCTTGCTTTGGGTTTAGGGATGTGTCCATATGACTCTTTAAGTTGAGAGTCACCACCCTTAATGTAACCTTCCAACTCTAACACAGCGTTACTAACTTCTGCTGCTACAGTTGATTCAATGAAGGCATTGACTTCTCTTCGTGTCCACTTTTCTGCTTTCAAATAAGGATACATTTTGAAGAGAAACTTTCCGTTGACCATTGCCTCATCGAGTGCTCGGTCAACTAGGGTATACAATTCTTCAGTATTCTTTTGCATTATAGGTAGGTGTTTTCTCGTAGGTATTTTACAGTTTCAGTGCAACCTCCCATCTTATGTCCAGAGATAATAACTTGGGGGAAAGTTGACCCTCTACCAAACTCATTATAAAACTGCTCTCTGGTGAAGTTTGTGTTGAGCTTATACTCAGCATACACCCAACCCTTTGATTTGTAAACCTCTTTAATTTTTGTGCAGTAAGGACAACCGTCCCTCGTATAGATTGCTGTATTCCCAGGTCGTTTCATTTAAAAATAGAGAAAGAAAAGGAGGGTATAATACCCTCCGATGTATTACAACTTTATATAGTTTAGAAAGTGTACTTAAGTCCTGCCTTTCCAGACCAGTCTACGTCATCGACGTTAGTTGCTGCTGATAACTCACCATAAGCACTTACAGATTCGGTAAGTGTCTTACCACCACCGACGTAACCGATAAGTTCAGTGTCACCAAACTCGTCAGCAGTCTCTGTGTGAGTTACTGTAGGACCACCTGATACATACCAGTCAATTCCGTTAGGAGTTGTACCTTCGTATCCAACTTGGAATTCCCAAGTGCCTGATGAATATGCTCCGTCTGGATATGAACCACTTGCTTCAACATTAACGTAAGGACCAGCAAAAGCGGCTCCAGAGAATAGAAGAGGTGTTGCTGCTAGTGCAGCGATTGTTGATTTAATCATTTTTGTTTTTAGTTTGTCTCGCAAGGAAAAACCCTGCGGATGTGAGAGTGCCCCGACATGGGTCTCATTTATCTACACAGGGTTACGATCTTTCGAGTCCTTTGTAATAGTATATAGATTAACACAAGTTTGAGAATGTGTCAACTGTTACTCTTCGATGTCGAAGAACCAATTAATAGCACGGATGTAATCGAATGTATCCCCTATGTCTTTGTCACAATCGAGAGAATATTTCCTATCGCACAAATACTTGCGTAAATCATACACAGATTCAGCACGATACTGTCTCACATTGTTTTGGTCATAGAGGATGTACTTCATTCCATTTTTTCTTTGCTATCTTTACTAATTATATCACGAATTGCTGACATGTCATG